ATTAATTAATTTGACGATTAGTAAGTTCCACCATCTACATCGCCATATACTATATTACTACCGTTTGACTGTAACAATTTACCACTAGAACCTAATGCCAATTTAGCAAGAGTGTTTGAACCACTTGCATATAACATATCACCAGTAGTGTATGTTGTTTGTCCTGTACCACCATATATATTACCAATTGCTGTACCATTCCAAGTACCAGTTGCAATAGTTCCTAAAGTTGTAATTGATGTTTGACCAGGATAGGTTGTTTTAATCTGTACAGCGTCACTTGATATCTCTAACGTACTATCATCAACAGCAACATCTAAAGTGTTACCAGTTTTTGTTAATGCGTTACCAGCACTAATTTGACCAGCACCAGAGAATTGTGAAACTGTAATATTAGTTGAACCTAATGTTGGAGTACCATCGTGTGTGAATACATAACCATTGTCAGCATTTGCAGTACCTGATTCAACGAATACGAAAGCGCCGCCTGTAATTTCTGAAGCTGCGTCAGCGTCAGGAGTTCTTGTAAGTACGAAAGCCGCACCTCCACTACCTGTTGCTGTTACTTTGTAAAGACCATTTTGTACCGCTGAGGCTTGATTTTTAACTAATATTCTATCATTTACTGCTACGGCAACACCATCAACTGATAAAGCGCCATTGGCGTCAGCAGTTAAAGTACCATTACCGTTATTGTATGTACAAGCAGATAATGCAGCTGTTGTAGCAAGTTTTGCAGAATCTTTTACATCTAATCCGTTTGCAGTTGCGTCAACATAAGCTTTTGTAGCTGCGTCTTGGGCACCTGTTGGATCAGTAACGTTTGTAATTCTACTTGAATTAACATCAACAACACCAGAACCTTTAGGATCAAGTATTAAATCAATGTTTGTATCACCGCCTGCAGTTCCGACTTTAAAGCCATTGCCTGCAGCTGAGTTAGTAACTTCTAAATAATTAACAGCACTTGCTGTTGTTTGGAAAAGAATTTGCTCATTACCACTTGCGTCAGCGATAAATCCATCGTCAGCAATTTTAGGTGCAGTAAGAGTTTTGTTTGTTAGTGTTTCAGTTCCTGCTAATGTAGTAAAAGAACCATCTTGTAATGCACTATTAAATTCAGCAGTTGTACCAGTTAAAGTACCTTCACCTAAATCTAATGTTAATGTATTACTAGCACTATCAATTGTTTTGTTTGTTAGTGTTTGTGAACCTGTAAGAGTAGCAACTGTTGCGTCTATGTTTAATGTTATTGAATTTCCAGAACCAACTGAATCTAATCCAGTACCACCAGCGATTGTTAATGTTTCACTATCTAAATCAATTGCAAGAGCACCACCAGAGTCACCTTGAAAATCTAAATCTTGTGCTGTGACTTGTGAGTCAACATATGCTTTAATACTTTGTTGTGTTGCTAAATGTGTAGCAGAATTGGAAGTTAAATCGTCTTCATCTTTGATTGCTGAACCACTAACGCCTGTGTTTAATACAGCACTTGTTAATGTTTTGTTTGTTAGTGTATCTGTTGTTGCAAGACCTACTAATGTGTCTGTTGCATTTGGTAAAGTAATTGTTCTATCAGCAGTTGGATCTGTAACTGTTAATGTTGTTTCAAAATCATCCGCTGTTGAACCTTCAAAAACTAAACTATATGCACCCATAGTTAGGTTTGCACCTAAACTAATAGTACCAGTATTGATTGTTGGACTTGTTAATGTTTTGTTTGTTAGTGTTTGAGAACCAGTTAATGTAGCAACTGTTGCGTCTATAGCAACTGAAATATTGTTGTCTGATACAGTTGTACCAATACCAGTACCACCAGCAATTGTTAATGTTTGACCTGTCGTAAATGTATCACTTGAACCACTATCAGCAGCAAGTGTAAATGAACTTGACGCTGGAGCTGCAAATGATAATGCACCTGATCCATCAGTTTGTAATACGTGACCATCTGATCCATCAGTTGCTGGTAATGTAAATGTAACGCTAGCCGCAACACTATTGGGAGATTTAAGTGCTATGAAATGGGCACCATTATTTGTGCCTTCGTTAAATTTAATTGTACCACCGACTGTAGCACTATTTCCAATAAACAATTCATCAATTGCTTTATTTGAATCTACTACTATACCCGAAGACGCTGTTAGCGTTCCGTGTGCGTGGTCTAAAAGTTGTGTGTAATATCTACCACCAATTTCTATTGCAGAATTGGATGTTGATGTGGGGTCACCAATGAATAATCGTACACCATTACCGCCAGCACCGCTGTCAGCATTTGATGTATCATAAACGTATGCTAATTCCCCTTGGTTAAGACCGCTGGGTGCATTAGCACCTGTGGTTCTTCTAATCTTTATTATAGTTGCCATTTTATCTCCCTAGTTAAAATGTGCCACCGTTAAGTACTAAATTTCCACTTTCAGTTTTTATTTCAGTTCTTGTTATAAATTTTTTTGATGAATCATCATATTGTAGCATAGCACCATCGTCTAAAGTTGTAGAGTTAACATCACTTAAAGCTGTAAGTTTTGTTAATTTCGCTACTGACGGCGCCGTTACAGAAACATTCCTTGGTCCTGTTGTAGTATTATTAATTGTAGCAGTTGTATTCGTGCCTGTACTGTAAGTCGCAGTTATATTATTTGACATTTTTACCTATTATTATACTGTGTTACCAATATTTATAATAATAAGATAATCTAAATCAATCAATAATTAATATGTCAACTATTTTTTATTAGCGTCGCTGTTTGTTTTAGATTTGTCTTCTTTGACTTTTTTTGCTAAGTCAATACCTAAATCTTTAGCGATGACAGTATCATAATGTGCCTGTAAAATTGCAACTTTTTCTAATTCTAATGTTAATTTTACTTTAGTTGCTTGTAAGTCCTGTCTTACAACAATACTATTAAAGCATTGTGGTGACAAATCACTTCTTTTATAGTCTTTTCCATCAATTGTAAAAGACGCTTCTACTGGCGCAGTTGGTGCTGCTGTCGTTTCTGTTGAGTTGATTGTTTCACTACTCATATTGTATTTCTCCTTATTATTATTATACGTTAGGTCTAACCGTTATTAGACCCTCAATTATTCTTGTTACTGTTCCATCACCCGCTGTTATATCTAAATCAAAGACATAACGTGCTGGTGCGTCCAAAGCGGCAGTTTGAGTTGCAGTCAAAGATATAGTTATAATACCTGTTGATCTGTCAGTATCAAATTCCGAGGTAAAACTTGTCCTCGTTCTCGTAGAACTATACCCCAAGGCCATTTTTGCACTAGCAGTATAACCAGTTAAATCTAATGCGTTTCCTTGATTATCTTTAACTGTTACTGCTGAACTGAATGTTGTGCCTTGTTCTATTGTATAATTTGCTACAGCTGCCATAGTAGTATTTATACGCATAAATAATACTATTAGAGTAAAAACAAGGTAAAATTATGAGCATAGACACACAATGGAGATATCTAAATACTGTTAGTCCTGAAACTACGTTTGAGGACCCACAAGATTTCTTTGACAATACATATACAGGAGCGACAGATCCTGAAGACATAAAAGCGCACAAACAAAATAATGAGAAAAATATAGCGGCACAAGATTCGTTCTTGCTAGCAGATAAAAAAACAGTTATCACATTAAGAAGATTTGAAGATTTTAATAGCTATGAAATATGGAAAAAAAATAGAGCGTTCCTCCCAAACGTTGACTTTAATATTTCTGAAGAAGAAGGCGGTGCCAATAGTTTTATAGACATAGACTCGTGGGATGTAGGTGTCACATACCCAATTATGGACTATGAGCAATGGGAAAGCAAAAAAAGACACAAAGAAGAGGAGTACAAATAAAATGCCAGTAGTAACTAAAAAATGGAAGCTAACAAACGTTGACTCGAGCTTAACTTTCGGTTCAGTTGAAGATTTTTTTAACAAAACATCTTCAGCTAAAATTGATACAGATATTATTAAACAACATATTGCTAATGACGAAAATTATAAAGTAGTCAAACAAGCTGAATTAAATGTTGATAACAAAAGTGTTATAATCATAAGAGAGTTTGCAGATGAAGAAACCTTTAAAGAATGGGATGGAGAGAGATCAAAATTACCATCAATAGACGAAGGTGTACAAGAGCAGTCAATGAAAGTAGAACCTAATTGGGCTTATAAATTTGACAATGGTGACTTTAAGAGATAATATCTTATAGTTATTTTACATCTATATATTATGAAAAATGAATGTAATTATATTATCACACAAAAGAAGCCTTAACAAGTCTGAAGGACATATCACAGCGAATTTAAATAACCACATCACATTGGTTTGTGATGTGGTACCTAATAAGGCAGGTGACCGCTATAAACCTTTCATAAAACACATAGACAAACTTATCGTATCAAAAAAATTTGATATTTTAGAAATAACACAAAAAGTTCCATCTTGCAGTAAAGTAATAACTGTAAGCGAAAATCTTTTTCCTATACAAAGTCAACTAGAAAGCTATTATGGTATTAATAACATAACTCCATTTGCAGCTGAAATCTTTAGTAACAAACAAAAACTAGATGACTATTGCAGAACAATTGGTTTAGGACATAACGTACCTGAAAGTGTTACACCAACATTTCATAGTCAACTAAACATATTCAACAATAAAGAATTTTTTACAAAACCTGATATCGGCACAGGTAGTAATTCTTTCTATCCTAAATCAGATCAAAATACACCTATAATAGAGTATAGAAGATGGAATAATAAACACCACTTTTTGGATCATTTAAGTAAGATAGATTATCATAATGACTTCTTTGATATAAACAAAAAAGGTATTCAAAACGAAAACTTTAATAACACACCTTGTAGAATAATGGCACAAGGGTATTATTGGAGTGAAGAGCCTTCAATATCTCCAATGGGTTATGTAAAGAACGGTAAAGTAGATATACTATTTTATACCAGACAATCTAAAGTAAAGTATGGTGATATTTTAGATTTTAATTACAATCCTATTCAACAACATTCTAACAGTACAAAAAGTGATATTGCTAGAGATATGTGTTGTTGGTCTGTTCCTGTTGTTGAAATTATGCCAACAAAACATAGAGAGATATTAAAGTTTTTACAAACTATTGTTGATAAATTAAATATACAAGAGATGAATTTTGCAGGTCCTGACTTTCATATATCAGGCTATAAGTTAATTGCAATAGATTTTAATCCTAGAATAGGACAGTTTATTAATATTTTAGATAAACTACCTGGCAATAATATATTTGCTAACATAGGTAATAATAAAGAACCAGAAATAACTAATCACCTATTGTGGGGTTGTACTCAATTAAAACCTGGTGTAATAAAAGATATAAAAAATTTAGAAGTTATTGAAAAATATTGGAACTATCTGAATAGAAAATTAGAAGTTGATATGGAAATACCTGAATTTCAAAATCTACAAAACAGAAAATTTAATGTAAATCTAAACATAACTGGCAGGGATCAGCAAGAGCTGTTTGACAACTATAAGGATGCCAATCAGCTCTTACATAATTGTATTACTTACTAAAGTTTAAAACAGCTTCTTCAAACATATTAATTGTTTTATCTGTGCCGTTACCTATGTAAATTACAGAGCCTTTGAATTTACTTTTCCACTCGTCAGTATTAGAGAGGTTTGTTACAGTAGAACGTAATTCATTAACCAAGGCGTCATTAGCATTGACAGTAATAATAGCGTCTAAAAATCTAAAACCGAAATCACCGTGTTCAGAAAAGGCAATACATTTTGTTGACGTATCTTCTTCCAATGCGGATTGGCGTGAAGTAATTGTAAAGACTGTATTAGCGTCTTTGCCAATATAACCTTTTGTTGTACTTCCGCTTCCACCATAAGGCACAACTACAAAATTAACATCATACTTTGCACCTAAATTATTTAAAAATTTTGCAACAGGTTCACTTCCCCACGTTGCAATCTTAACAGTTTTACCACCCATATCTTCTAATGAATTGAATTGTCTGCTACATATAAGCGTTTCATATGTCATCAAAGCAATTATATTATCTTTAGATATTTTTGGACTTTGTAAACTATCATCACCTGGCCATTCACTAGACCAAACAGTTAACATTGGTTCAGTACCGTCAACTGCTCCATCTATGTAAGAATAAGCAGTAACTGGATTATGAGCCTGAACAAAGTCGTGGTCAAATGTTGAACCTATTGTTGTGAGTACTTGTCTAAACGCACCTTCGCTTGAACCTGGGTTCACTATTGTTACTTGAGCGTACAAAGAGGTTGTTATAAACATACTCAATAGTATCATCATTATTTTTTTCATTTTTTTTCCTTTTTTATTATAAGATAATTAGTGTTCTAATTAAATTTTCGTAAAATAAATCGCTTAAGAAATATCCATATATAACAGGACTTGTATCCCAGCGTTTGAGTAAAAAACCGATAGCAGAAAGAGTAAGTATGCAAATTAACATCCATTCGTGCTTTGGAAATATTAAAATACTTACTGTACCGATTGTAGAGAGGAGAATGAGATTGGCAATATTTCTATATCTCTTATAGTAATATGCAATCTTTCCTAACAGATTGAAGCCATACCAACTTAACCAAAGGCAAAAAACAGTAACAAAAGGAATAATATAAATTATATCTCCTAATTTATTAACTGTATTTGTAGCGTTGAAAGTAAAACCATTTTCTAACATAATATAAAATATCAACACTTCACTACCTGTGATAGGTATCGCTAGTATAAGCAAAGGCAAGAGTGAGCTTAGAGCGCCACTATTATTTGCTGCCTCTGCGGCTGCTATGCTT